GAGTAGTGTCTGGAGCATAAGAGTCAACGAATACGCGCATTGCGCCGTTTAAAGTACCAACAAACTTAGTGTTAGTTGGAGCTTCAAAAGTTCCTTCAGTAGTACGTGCGAATGCTGAAGTAGTTGCAGACTGTAGAACAGTCAATGCTGCTGAAGATACAACAGCCCAGTTACCAGCACCACGACGGGTACGCTGTGCAATCAAGTTTGCAACGCGGTTGATCAACACTGCAAGAGCAGCGTGTTCGTCACCTACGTAAGTAGCAGTACCTGATACAGTAGCTTGGTTAAAAGTGAACTCAGTTGAAGCAAGAGTACGCAATGACAATAGAATTTCCTGATCTATTTCAGCGGTGATTTCTTGTGCAAGAGCAGCCATGATCTCTGCTTCTACATCAATACCATGCTGTGACTGTGCGTCCTGAGCAGCTTCAAAAGTCCAACGTGCTTGCAACTTACGTGACTTAGCTTCAACAGCTTGTCTTAAGATTTGCACGGAAATTTGCTTACCGCCGTTACCTTCTAAAGTAGCAGTGTTAGCACCAGTGTAGTTGTCAGTGCTAGTTGCAGCATTAGTTACACGAGAATAAGCCTGTGCAATTTTGAACGGGCTTAGTGCTTCTTCACCAGCAGTAACAGAAGTTGATGCTGCTGAGTTATCAGTCAATGACTGAGCGTAACGTACACGTAACGTGTGGATCTGACCAACGGGACCAGTCATTGGTTGTACACCAACTAGTTCGTTAGCAATAACAGTTGGCATTACACGACGGATAACCGGTAGAATTACGCGGTTAAGAGTAGCAATGTTGCCTGCAGTTGTTGTACCAGCTGAAGATTCAGCAAGTAGTTGTCGTTTGGTGTTTTCTAAAATAACACCCATTGTTGACTTACGAGTTCCTTTCAAGCCTTCTAACAGGGCCTCTTTGGTCTCGTCCCAACGGCTTTCTAAGAGTACTTTTGACATGTTTTATTTTCTCCTAATAATGTCTAATTACAGCCCTGCTAAACGCTTGATGTCAATAACATTGTCTTTATCAGACATATCAACTTCAGCAATTTTTCTAGCAGATTTATCACCTGTTACTTCTGCGAAACTTTCAGTAATTACAGATTTCTCTGTTCTTCTTGGAGTTCCTGTGTTGAGTACTGCAGGTAAATACTTGTCGAAGGCGACCTTCAATTTTGGTGTCTGGACGCTTTCAAGTAAAGATTTCATTACATTAGCCTTTTCTTCGTTTAAAGTAGAAGTTAAATCTTCAATTACTTTAACACGTTGAGTTGACTCTTTGATAATGCGAACTTCACGATCCTTTGTTTCAATTAACTTTTGTGCTTGTTGAAGTTTTGCAACAGATTCACTTAGTTTTTTATCTTTTTCTATTACTTGATTCATAAGCTTTCTAGTTTCTGCTTTATCGTTAAGATAAGTTACAGAGAATTCACCAGCGAATGCTTCATAAATCTTTCTACCAAAGTTATTTTCTTTAGCAGATTTAATGTCTTCTTTAAGTTGTGACATTTCACCTTTGATATGCGTAGTAACAATTTTATTGATTTTTTGTGCGCTTTCAGAAATAAACTTAGCTTTAAGTTTTTCTAATTGAACACGGCCTTCAGCAACCAACTTTACCTTAGCTTCAACAACTGCTTGTTTGTCTTGTGAAAACTCTTTAATTTCTTTAGCAAGAGCATGTATAACAAATTTTTCAAGTTTTTGTTGATTTTCCATTTGCAATTTACGATCTGTTCTTAATTCTTTTAACTCTTCAGCTAGTTTTTGAACCATAAAGTTATTGAATTTTTGTGCAGATTCGCTTAATTGCTGTCTGGCTTTTACTCGGTCTTCGTTCATTGCTTGTCTTTCTTCGTGAAACTCTTTGATTTCTTCAGAAAGACTTTCTGTTACCATTTTATCAAGGGCGTTAACCATCACACTTCTATCGTGCTCATACTTATTTGCAAACTCATCTCTGAGTTCAGCACGAATTTGTTCTTTAGCTTCATTTAATTTAGATTCCCAAGCTTCATTAATCTGTTGCCCGATATCTTCGTTAATTATGCCACTTTCCATTAATGGTTTTAATGCTTCTAACATTATTATACCCCTTTTCAATTGCCTGTTTATACTCTAGTGCTTGAGTGTTCTAAAACAGTAATAAAACTGTTTTAATGAATTTTATAATTTCAAATTGTTAATAAACTTAGTAATATCTTTTTGTAACGATTGTCTAAATTTTCTAACTTCTAATGATTCTTGTAAACCTTCATGAATGTGTTTACCATTTTTGTATCCCATTAGTGACTCGTAAATCGCTTTAGGGTAAGCATCAGGTGCTGAAGGTTGAGCTACGATATCTACAGTAATGATTTCAAAGTCGCTAACGTGACCATTCATGTCGTTTACGTTTCCTGATCCTCTTGAAGATACGCCAAGTTTCACACCTGCTTCAAGCATAGTTTTGATCAATTGACCCATTGGAGTTGGAAGAATTTTTAATTTACCAATGCCATCAGCGCCATTCATATTCATATTAGTAATACAATGACTAACACGGTCTAAGTTAATTTTTAAATCATCTGGATGATCAACTTCGCCGCAAATAGAAATACCAGTATTAAGTTGTTCTTGAATAGTTTTTACTGCTTTGTATATTTCATCTTTTGGATATACTCTGCCGTTAGCATTACGTATATCACCTTGAATAAAAATACCTTCCATATACATATGCTTAGCTGAATTTCCAAATGCATCTTTACCTTCTTCTAACATAATGTTAGTTTTAGCAGTTGATGGATTTAAATATTCTTGTAATAGCAGTTTATTCATTTTATTTTTATCTCAATGTGAGGGGATCACTGATCCCCTTTTTTAACATTGCTGAGTTTAACAAAGCCATTTGTATTAAATTACTTAGCCACTGGACTACGGTCGTTTGATGAACCGTCTTTAGTAACTGGTTTAGGAGCAGCACTCAAGTCTTGCTTCTTTTGTCCAGGAGCATTTTTAAAACTTCCTGCGCCTTTTACATCTTTAGTAGTAGGTGCTGTACGGCCTGTTTCAGTAGTAGTGCTTGCTGCTACTGGCTTACTTGCCATTCCACGCTGACCTGAGTTTGCAGCTACAGTTGACTTAGTTTGTACACCATTGTCACCGTGAGTTACAGATACTTTTTGAAGTTGTACTGCTTCCATTACTTCTTCGGAATCTTCTTCAGCATCTGCTTCCATAACTTCATCATCATCAGCCATGTCATCATCGCCGCCCATGATTGATTCAAATTCTCTCATCAACTGGTCAAGTTTGTCTTCAATTCTGATTACAGCATCTTCAACTTCTTCGCCGTCTGCATCACCTTCCATGTCATCGGCATCAAGATCAAATGAATCATCAGCATCAGCCATATCCATTTCATCGTCCATTGCGTCTAACTCTTCTTCATCTTCCATCATGCCTTCTTCTTCAGCACTGATTTCATCTAAAAGATCGCCTACTTGACCTCCCATGCCTTCGTCATACATGTCGTCATCCATCATTTCTTCTTCCATGATGGATTCATAAATTTCTCGTGATGCGTCCACAACGATGTCATGGAAAAGTTCACGTGCTTGTTCTTCGTTTTCATTGATGATTAGATCCATCAATTTTTCAAATTTTTTGTTATCCATTATTAGTCTCCTGAATAGAATGGCTTTGTGTATCGTCTATATGTTATTTAGACTATATCTATAAAAACATATCAATAACACTGTCTTTTTTACGTTTTTGGTGGATTTATGAAAAAATCATAATTTTAGATGCCGGCAGCACCGCCTTCTTCAGACTTTGCCCCATACTGCTTTCTTACTTTTTTAAGATGTAATTGCTTTTCATACTGTCTAACGTCAAGCATTTTACGTAATTTTCTAATTTGTTTTAAGGTAAGTTTAGTTTTTCTAGAAGTTTTCCAAGTTGGTTTAGAGTTGTCTTGATCAACATCTTGCATTCCCGCGATTGGAGTATCAAACATTTCTAGTAACTTCATTAGAATTTCCTTTATATACTATTTATCTTTTTATTATACCGGAGGCGTTGTTGGTAATATTCCGCCTGCTTCTCCACCACCTACTGGACCAGCTGGTTCTAGTCCCGGTTCAGTACCTGCTTCAGCTTCTTCGCCTGCTTCTACTGAGTCAGCAGTAGTTTGATCAGCTTGGAAATCACCAGCAGAAATACCCACACTTCTTAAATCACTTCCTGTAACATCATCAAATACTTCTTCTTGGTTTTCTTCTTCCCATAACTTTTCGTTTTTAGCAATTTCTTCTTCACTTAAGCCTAAGAATCTTTCAAGAGCAAATCGTTTTGATATATAAGGAACTGCTTCCATTGTTGTAAAAGTACTTACTCTTGCGTTATCTAATTCACTTTGACGATAAGCAGCAAAGTTTTGAGGTGGATTAAATCTTAATGAAAATAATCCTGAATCAATGTTAAATCCTCTCCAACGCAAAAATAGTTTAAATTCTTCGTCTAATGTCATAGACATATAACTTTGTAATCTTTCACAGTACTGGTTGAATCTAAATTCTTGAATCATTGCTGTGCCAACACGACCATCACTTAATGGAGTAGTGTTATCATCTGGACCAGTTGGTAAGTACGAACTTGGCACTCTTAAACCACGAGCAAGTCTGTTGTTGAAGTAACGTAAGTCATCAATTTCACCTAAGTTTTGCCCGCCGGGTAATACTTCAACTGAAGAACCTCTACCATCAGCAGTTACTGGAAAGAAGTAATCCTCATTCATACTCAGGGGATTATATGTAGCATCTACTACAGATCCGCCGCCATGTACTGAAGGTATTCTTCGTTGATGTATTTCATTTTTGATTCTTTCTACAAACGCCATTGCTAAATGACTTGGCATATTACCAACGTCAATTTTAAACATTCTACGTTCAGGAGCACGTTGAACACGATAGATAAGAACCGCATCTTCTAGTAATTCTTTTTGCTTGTACACTTTGAATACGTTTTCTAAAACTGATTGACCAAAAGGCCAGAATCTGTCTAAGCCTTCAGTTAAGCTTAAATGTACAATATGTTTAGCATCAATAGCACTTTCACTTTGTCCTAGTGTAAAACGAGAACCTGTTGTATTATACGGCATTGAAGGAACGGTATATCCGCCACCTGCTCCACCGCCACCTGTTCCTCCCGATCCAGTAGCAGGATTAGCAGCAAAATCAGTATTAGTTTTTGTTGCTACGGTTAAGTTTTGTAAATTGATATTAATATCTTTGATAACATACTGTTCAGGCTTTTTACCTTCACTTTCGTTGACAATAACTTTAACTACTTTAGTCATATCAACCCAATAAAGTTTAAAGTTTTCTGGGTCTCTTACAAATACTTGATCGCCGTATTTTAGCGTATTTCTAAAAATCTTAAATATTCTTTTTTCAAATTCGTTTAACTTACACCATTGCTGTAATTGAATTTTTATCATTTCTATTTCATTAGGCGTTGGTTGTTCAGTAAACTCTACATCAAATGGAGTTTTATTATGCTCGTTCTTTTGAGTAGAAAACTCAGAAATGATATCTAAACATGCGTTAATTTCAGCATCAACATCCATCATTTCGTATTGATTATAACGTTCTATTCTATTGGGATGTCCTGTATATACTTCAGGTAATCTTGACATGTAGTTTTTATATCCCATGTCATGATTATTCCAACCACCGGTAGGTGAACCATTTTGTCCAGGTGAGCCGTTCCAAGCACCAGCATTGCTGTTTGCGCCTGAAATGGGACTAGAAATACCGCTTTTGTTTATAAATTTCTTTTTGTAACTCATAGTTTATTATTTATCATTTGTTAGCTTCTAGATTCTAATAATATTCTGTCTTGTATGGTTACGCCTGTTCCCAGTAAATCTATTACTGCGTCCAACTTGTATGATAACAGTGACATAATATCATTTATGTCAGTATTCGCATTAGCATTATTAGCTTGAGCAGTAGTTGTTGTAGTTACAACAGGAGTTGTAGGTTGTGTAGGTTGTACTACCGGAGCAGGTGTTATTGCTGTAGTAACTTGAGCGGGCGTAGGTGTTTCTATAGCAGGTGCTAAAGCTCTGGGAGCAGCTTGTGTTACGGTTGGTGCAGCCGGAGTTGTTAGTGAAGCAATTTCATCAGGTGTTTGTGGTTCTGAATTAAGCATATTGTCGGTGAAACCAACTCTATCACGCGGGCTTTGTAATAATCCTTGATCTATTTCTTTTTGTAATTCCTCTCTCGCTTTTATATTAGCTGCTCGTCTAGCCGATTGTTTTAAACTTTCAGTTGATCCATTGATTGGGTTTCTATTAAGTGATTCATTAAAATATTGATCAGTTAGTTCTGCTAATCTTTGTTCATAATTTTCAGTAGCGGAAACATTAGCTGTAACAGGTTCAGATTCATCGGGTGTTCTTGCTATCGGAACTTCCGGAGGTGCAGGTGTTTCTTCAGTCGGTCTTGCTGTAGGAGTTGATTCAGAATCCGCCGCGCTTTGTGATCCACTATCAGCAGCCATCATAGCTTCTATTTCGCTACGAGAATGCCCTTCTCTAGCCAATTGAATTCGTCTATTGTTATTTTCTCTTTCAGTGGTAATACGTAATTCTCTTGCTATTGGAACTT